TCCTCAATACCGAATATTTTTGATAACTCACTTAATATTTTTGGGTCGTCAAGTTTATCAAAGTTAATTGCTTTATTAAAACCAAATGGGTCATTTGTTTTATTTGTCATATTTCTACTTTCTTTTTTATTGTTAAACATATAGGGACTATCCCTTAAAATAATATCAAAGTCAATTATTTTGTACTCTAAAAAACAATCTTTTTTTCTGTTAATTTTTTGCCTTATTAGGGTCATAATTGCTTTTGTTTATGTAGTTTATAATCATTATAAGGTTTGAGTTCTTAAAAGTTCTTAATCAGCAAATCGCCGTGTGCCGTGTTGCATGAATACTTATTCAAAAACCTTGCACCATGAACCAATACAACTCTCGCTTGTGCTTTTTTTAATGTTATTTTTATTATTATTGTTTCACGTGGAACGTGTATTCGCTTGTGCCTTGCCATATAAATATAAATATATATATATTCAATCATGGGTTGTTAAACCTCTGGTTGTGGTTCGTGGCTCTCGGTTATTGGTTTGGTACTTTTAAACCCAATAAACCAAAATTATATTTGTTTTGTTTATTTTCTTTTTCATATTCGATATCAACCGAATTTTTAAACTCTAAAACATATATTTGATGATTTTTATCATCATCAATAAAAGTTACTTTATAGCCTAAATCTTCGACAATCCTTGAAACACTTTCAAAGCCACAAGCACCGTCAATAGATGGACTGTAAAAAACATCAGTATGAAATTTAGATGAGGCACAACGACCTTTATTTAAAAATTTCAAAGCATTATATTCTTTATCGAGATTTATTAAATCATCTTTAAATTGACTTTGAACCCATGTGCCAAAAACCGACCCTTTCATGTCATAATTGCCACCGTTAACACTACCTATTTTTTTACCGTCAACGTAAAGACTGCATATATTCCAACCATAAGTGAACCGACCTTTTGACGTAGTCCACTTAAATTTCAATTTATAAGTTATCATTGTTTCATTGTCCTTGTTTCGTTGTTTATTATTCTCAATAATTTGAAAATATACCTTGATTTATAATTGAATTTAAAATAAATATCAAGGATATTAAACCAATAAATAGGATATATAAAAATGTCTAAAGAAATAAAACTAAAAAAATACAGTCTTTATACTTTTACAAAAAGCAAATTAATTTGGACTGAAACAGAAAATATAAAACAAGCTGTTAATAATTTTAATAGACGGTTGAACATAGACAGTAACGGTTACAGTCATAAAGAATTAGAATATGTTTTTAATCCAATAAGAGTTATTACAGTTGATAAAACCGACCACGAACCAGAGCCAGAGATTGAAACATTTGAAAACGGCGAAAAAATACTGGCTTTTAACTGTAATAAATTAAACAATTTAATCTTAAAGGATTTATCATGAATTGGAAAACATACATAAAAGACTGTAATAGGGTAGGGCTAGAAAGCCCTATCCCCTACAAAGTAGTCCCATATAAAAATGGTATAGGAATAAAAAAGACGGTATTCCTTAAACCAATCAAACCAATTAAATACAGTAAAAGAGGTCGACCATCATTGGAAGCCCTTTATAATAACTAATGTATAATATACTTTTATATAGTGGCTTTACTTTACTTGCTTTGGGTTTCATCTTGTTTCTTGTTTCAATACACTTTGAACGTCAGCAAGATATTAAAATGTTTAAGCAAGATCAATTAACAAAATCTTTTAACAGACATAAAAATAATTAGAGCCTAGACCCTACGGTCTAGACCCTCGACACCCTTGACCGTGATGCACGGTCAAGGGTTTTTTTATATCCAGCCATACAACCTGTGCGTGTGCTTTGTTTTTTGTAGGGGTCTCATTGAGACCCCAAAAAGATTAGAGTACGTAGTTCTGGTTTATCTTAACGTTAAGTATGTAACTAAATGTTAGTATATATAGTCGGATATGAATGGTTTCAGAGCCTAAATTCATTATTGCTTTATAAAACAATAAGGAATACAACAATAACTGTTACCAACATTCAATAAAAAATTTTATAAAAAAAATTTTTCAAAATGCAAATAGATTTAGATAAAATAAAGAAGCTACCCCCTGACGTACGTAAAGATTTCATGAAGATGTATCTGAAGTTAGGTGAGGAGAAAAAGAAAAAACTTGCCCAAAAAGATTTCTTAAGCTTCGTTAAACAGATATGGCCTGAATTCATTGAAGGCGAGCATCATAAAGTTATTGCAGATAAATTCAACAAGCTAGCGTCAGGCGAGATCAAGCGATTGATTGTCAATATGCCACCCAGACATACGAAATCAGAATTTGCGTCTACGCTATTACCTGCTTGGATGATCGGGAACACACCTAAACTAAAAATTATCCAAACAACTCACACAGGAGAACTTGCTGTAAGATTCGGACGTAAAGCGAAAACACTAATTGATTCCCCTGAATATCAAGACATTTTTAAAACTAGACTACGAGAAGATAGTCAGGCTGCAGGAAGATGGGAAACCGCTCAAGGTGGAGAATACTTTGCTGCTGGTGTTGGCGGCGCTATAACAGGCCGTGGTGCGGATCTCTTGATTATAGATGATCCACACTCGGAACAAGACGCAATGAACATGTCAGCTCTCGAGAGGGCTTATGAATGGTATACATCAGGTCCACGTCAAAGGTTGCAACCTGGTGGAAAAATTGTTTGCGTAATGACGAGATGGAATACTAAAGACTTAACTGGAGTCTTATTAAAAAATCAAAGCGAACCTAAATCAGATCAGTGGGACTTGGTTGAGTTTCCAGCAATCATGCCATCAGGTGATCCTGTTTGGCCAGGCTATTGGAAACTGGATGAATTAGAATCGGTTAAGGCATCACTATCCGTTGGTAAGTGGAATGCCCAGTGGATGCAGAACCCAACTTCTGAAGAAGGTGCAATTATAAAACGTGAGTGGTGGCAACATTGGGACAAAGACGAACTGCCTGTTTTGGACCATGTCATACAATCATACGATACCGCCTTCATGAAAAAAGAAACTGCCGATTACTCTGCAATCACTACTTGGGGTATCTTTCGTGAGAATGAAGATAGTGCTCCACAAATGATTCTACTCGATGCCATGAAGGAAAGATTAGAGTTTCCTGAACTACGAAGAGTGGCTAAAGAACAATATGATTACTGGCAACCTGAAACAGTTCTAGTTGAGGCGAAAGCATCTGGATTGCCCTTGACTTACGAACTACGGAACATGGGTATACCTGTTGTCAACTACACACCATCACGTGGAAACGATAAACATACCAGAGTGAATTCTGTTGCACCTTTGTTTGAATCTGGTAAGATATGGGCACCTACGGATAAACAGTTTGCTCAAGAGGTAATGGAAGAGTGCGCTGCGTTTCCCTATGGTGATCATGATGACTTGGTTGATAGTATGACTCAAGCTGTTATGAGATTTAGGCAGGGAGGATTAATTGGGCACCCAGAAGATTATAAGGATGAACCGACTCCTAATAGAAAATTTAAGTATTACTGGTAAACTATGACATTAGGAAAAAAATCAGGACCACCCCCAAAAAGAGGACCCAATCCACAGGGCTTGAATATTAAGTATAATACTGTTAAGACAGTGAAACTGGAGAAATTAAATGGCAGAAATAGACAAGGCTCTTCCAAACGTTGAGCAAACGGTAAACATACCAAGTCCCGATGACATTGAAGTTGCGGAACAAGAAGAGGAATCTACACAAGAAGATGGTTCTCCTGATGTTCAAGAAAACGAAGATGGTTCGGTAGACATTAATTTTGAACCAGGATCCGTGAATCCAGGTCAAGACGAAGGTCACTTCGCGAACCTAGCAGAATTATTACCAGACGATGTATTAGATCCATTGGGTCATGAGATGTCTGAAAATTACATGGACTATAAATCTTCTAGAAAAGATTGGGAACAATCTTACGTTAAAGGTTTAGATCTTTTAGGATTCAAGTACGAAGAATCAACACAACCATTCAAAGGTGCTAGTGGTGCAACCCACCCAGTTCTCGCCGAAGCCATTACTCAATTTCAATCATTAGCTTATAAAGAATTATTACCATCAGGCGGTCCTGTTAGAACACAGATGGTTGGTATACCGACAGCAGAAAAAGAAGCTCAATCTCAAAGAGTAAAAGATTACATGAATTATCAAATCATGAATGAGATGAAAGAGTACGAAGCAGAGTTTGACCAAATGTTATTTTACTTACCACTATCAGGTTCAGCTTTTAAAAAAGTTTACTACGATGAAGTTATGGAACGAACCGTTTCAAAATTTGTACCCGCAGATGATTTAGTTGTGCCATACACAGCAACATCATTAGATGATGCAGAATCAATTATTCACGTTGTTAAAATGTCAGAGAACGAATTAAGAAAACAACAAGTCGGTGGATTCTATAGAGATGTAGAAATTACACCAGGCTCGGAGCATGAATCTGAATCTGAAAAAAGAGAACGTGAGTTAGGTGGTGTTAGTAAAGGTCGAAGCCAAAACATGTTTACCTTATTTGAGTGTCACGTTAATTTAGATCTTGAAGGTTTTGAAGATGCTGGAGAAGACGGTGAACCTACAGGAATTAAATTACCTTACATCGTCACCATAGATGAAGCCTCAAGAGAAGTATTATCGATTAGAAGAAACTATGAAATTGGTGATAAGAAGAAAAGTAAAATAGATTATTTTGTCCACTTTAAATTTTTACCTGGTCTAGGGTTTTATGGCTTTGGTTTAATTCATATGATTGGTGGACTATCAAGAACTGCCACAGTTGCCTTAAGATCATTATTGGATGCGGGAACGTTATCTAATTTACCTGCAGGATTTAAAATGCGTGGTATCAAAATGCGTGATGAAGGACAACCCATTCAACCAGGAGAGTTTAGAGATGTTGATGCTCCAGGTGGAAATTTAAGAGATGCCTTCATGCCATTACCATTCAAAGAACCGTCACAAACTTTATTACAACTTATGGGTGTCGTGGTACAAGCAGGGCAACGATTTGCATCGATTGCCGATCTGCAAGTAGGAGACGGGAATCAGCAAGCAGCAGTGGGCACGACAGTTGCTATGCTTGAACGTGGCTCACGAACCATGTCTGCAATTCATAAAAGATTGTATGCATCAATGAAAAGAGAATTCAATTTAATGGCAAGAGTATTTAAATTATACATGCCACCAGTTTACCCTTATGATGTTGTAGGCGGTCAAAAAGAAATCATGCAAACTGATTTCGATGATCGTGTTGACATTATTCCAGTTGCAGATCCAAACATCTTTAGTCAGACCCAAAGAATATCCCTCGCCCAAACGGAGATGCAACTGGCTGCCTCAAACCCAGCAATTCATAATCAATATGAAGTGTATAGAAATATGTATGAAGCATTAGGGGTAAAAGATATTGATCTAATATTAATTAAACCAGAAGCACCGATGCCAAAAGATCCTGCACTAGAACACATAGATGCATTGGCTGCAAAAAATTTCCAAGCATTTCCTGGTCAAGATCATAGAGCACATATTACAGCTCACTTAAACTTTATGGGAACGAACATGGTCAGAAATTCACCACCTATATCTGCTGCTATACAAAAAAATTGTCTAGAGCATATTAGTTTAATGGGTCAAGAACAGATTGAATTAGAGTTTAGAGATGAGTTAATGCAACTACAACAAATGATGCAGATGATGCAGAACCCACAAGCAATGCAACAGAACCCTAATTTACAAAACCAAGTTCAAATGATGCAACAAAAAATAGAAGCTAGAAAAGCTGTGTTGATTGCAGAGATGATGGAAGAGTTTATGAAGGAAGAACAAGAAGTTACAGGTGATTTCGGTAACGATCCTATTGCAAAACTAAAAGCAAGAGAACTAGATCTAAAAGCTAGTGATAATTCTAGAAAAGTAAAAGAAGGTGAAGAGAAAATGAATCTAGATAAGATGAAAGCTATGATGAACCAAGGCAACGTTGATGAGAAACTAGATCAAAACGAAGAATTGGCACATTTACGTGCAGATACATCTATTGAGAAAATTATATTAAACAATGCACTAAAACAGGAAAAGTAAATGATCAATAAAAAAGAAAAAAAGACTTTAACGAAACATAAAATACACCATACGGCAAAACATATGGCGCAAATGAAAAAAGATATGAAAAAAGGTGTGAACTTTAAAAAATCACACATCAAAGCTATGAAAAAGGTAGGTGCGTAATGTGGTTTGGTGCACTTAAACTAGCTTTAAACGCTGGAACCCATATTTATAAGAAAAAACAAGAGACTAAAATGTTAATGGCTGATGCTGCATCAAAACATGCATCTAAAATGGCCTCTGGTGAGTTAGAATTTAACGGCAAGCTACTTGAAGCTAGACAAAACGACTACAAAGATGAAGTTGTACTTGCAATACTAACATTACCCATTTTGGTCCTGGCATATGGGGTCTGGTCAGACGATCCACAGGCTATGGACAAGATAAAGGTGTTCTTCGAGCATTTCCAAGCGTTACCTAAATGGTTTACTAATTTATGGGTACTTGTATGTGCTAGTATATTTGGTATAAAGGGTACACAGATTTTTAGAAACAACGGAGTTAAAAAATAGTGATTG